CTTGAAGCTGTCAACACTATTAGACGATACAGATAACTTGATTAAAGAAAAAATGTACCTTCGTGTTGAGCTAGACATACCAGTTAGTTTTGAAGAGGCTAGTTTCCTAAAAGAAACATTCATTAGTCAATACAAATGTAGAGAGATTACGCTCATTCAGCAAAAGCATTTAGAAGAAATTACTTCTGAGCTTGATATATCATCATTCGCAAGTGTAGATCAAATTGTCTCAGAAGAGATTGCTGAAATTGACACAGAAAACTTTAACAAAAAACTTCTATTAGACATTTATAACGGGTTAACTTAATGGGAATAAAATTTAAAAACTTAACAGTAAAAAACTTTATGAGTGTCGGAAATCAAACTCAGGCTGTTGACTTTGACAAAGAAAATTTAACGCTAGTTCTAGGTGAAAACTTAGATCAAGGTGGCGACGATAGCGGATCACGCAATGGTACAGGAAAATCTCAACCATTAAGCGCAAATGTACTTACTCCTAACGGGTGGATAACGATGGGAGATATCAAAGTCGGAGACAGTGTTATTGCGCACGATGGCACTACTACAAAAGTAATTGGAGTATTTCCCCAAGGAAAACTAAAAACTTATCGTGTAAAATTTCAAGATGGTAGAGAAACTCGAGCATCAGCAGATCATTTGTGGTCTGTTTATAGCAATCGATGGTTTAAGAAAAACGATCCATCTGCTAAAACTAAAATCTTAACAACAGATCAAATTGCCAAAAAATTAGACAAGTATATTCTACCAAACGGAAATAAGAATTCTTGTGCGTACATGTACTCGCCTTTGCCTAGTGCAATCGAATTTGAAGGAAGGAACTTGTTAATTAATCCATGGCTTCTTGGATTTTTGTTAAGTGACGGCTGTTTATCTACAAAAACTGGTATAGGATTTAGTTCAGCAGACAAGGAGTTAATTGAGAAAGCTAAATTAATCTTAAATAACGAATTAAATCTAAATGTTAAAAAACTTCCTGGAAAATACGACTACGCTATTGTAGGCAACGGAAGAGGCAAATCACATCCGTTGCGTGTTTTGCTCATGGAATACAACCTTAACGGAAAAATATCCTACGAAAAATCAATACCGGAAGAATACAAGAACTCTTCAATAAATGATAGACTAGAAATATTAAAAGGGCTATTTGACTCTGACGGCACTGTAGATTTTAGAACAGGAACACCTTCATTTACATCAACTAGCTATCAACTAGCACTAGATGTTGCATATATTATTAGAAGCTTAGGCGGATTAGCATCTATATCTAAAAAGGTACACAATTCTGTAAATCATAGAGACTCTTACACAGTGTCTGTAAGAACTAATTTTTCAAAAGAGATTTTTTCTTTAACAAGAAAAAAGAATCTTGTTAAAGATACCTATCAATATCAAAACAAATTAAGATCAAGGTTTGTTTCAATTGAACCAGACATAGAAGAAGAATGTCAATGTATTCAAATTGAACATCCATCTAGTCTTTATATCACTGATAATTTTGTTGTTACCCATAATACCACCATAATCAACGCGCTGTCGTATGCACTATACGGAACTGCGTTAACAAATATCAAAAAGAATAACTTAATTAATAAAACAAATAGCAAAGGAATGGTAGTTACTCTATCATTTGAAAAAGATAATGCCGACTACAGAATTGAACGTGGTCGCAGTCCTACTTTCTTTAAGTTTTATATCAACAACCAAGAGCAAGTCGCAGACGAAAGTCAAGGAGACAGTAGAGATACTCAGAGAGAAGTAAATGATCTTCTCAATATGAGCCACGATATGTTCAAGCACATTGTTGCGCTAAACACTTACTCAGAACCTTTTTTGTCAATGCGGGCAAACGATCAACGCGCTATTATTGAACAGCTACTTGGCATAACAATTCTTACTGAAAAAGCTGACTCCTTAAAAGAAGAAATCAAAATAACCAAAGAAGCTGTTATCACAGAGACTTTAAAGATCAACGCTATTCAATCGTCAAACGAAAAGATTCAAACAGCAATCGACAACCTCGCAAAGAATCAAAGAGTGTGGAAATCAAAGCGTAGACAAGATATTGAAAAGCTTAACAGCAGTATCGAAGAACTAGAAAAAGTAGATATCAACAGTGAACTAGAAGCACACGAGAAACTACAAAACTGGGAAATAACTAACACAGAACTTCGAACTCTTAACAAAGAGAAATCTAGCTTTGAAAGTACTTTAACAAGAGCAGAACGCGCTGTTGAAAAAGCAAAGGAAGAAATTTCTAATCTGTCTGACGCAATGTGTTTTACGTGCGGTCAGAATCTTCACGCTGACAAGATGGAAGAACTAACAAACACAAAGAATAAAGAATGCGAAGAAGCTATTGAATATCAGGCTGAGATTCAGAGTAAGCTAGACAAAGTGCTAGGTAAAATCGAAGCGATTGGCGACATCGACGGGCGTCCTTCTACGTTTTATGAAACAATGAAAGAAGCGTATGATCACAGAGGCAATGTTGACAGCCTAAGAACTGCGCTCGGTAACAGAGAAACTGATGAAGATACTTATCAGGCTCAGATCGACGAGCTAAAGAATACTGCTATCCAAGCGATTAACTGGGATGTAGTTAACGACTACAACAACTTTAGAGATCACCAAGAGTTTCTACTCAAGCTTCTTACAAACAAAGACAGCTTTATTAGAAAAAAGATCATTGATCAGAACCTAGCATATCTGAATAACAGACTGACTAGCTATCTTGATAAACTTGGACTACCGCATCAAGTTAAATTCTTAAATGACCTCAGTGTCGAGATTACTCAACTAGGACAAGATTTAGACTTTGACAACCTAAGCAGAGGAGAACGCAATAGACTAATTCTAGGACTTAGCTTTGCGTTTAGAGATGTATGGGAAAGTTTGTATCAAAATATCAATCTACTGTTCATCGACGAACTTATCGATAGCGGCATGGACTCAGCAGGCGTTGAACATTCGCTAGCTGTACTAAAACAGATGACTAGAGACAGACAAAAGAACATTTATCTAATCTCACACAAAGATGAATTGATCGGACGTGTTAACAGCATATTAAAAGTTGTTAAAGAAAACGGATTTACAGCTTACGAGACAGATTTGGAGATTAGAGATGGATGAGTTTGACGACGATGACACCCACGACAAGCTTATGACAGCAGTAATAGAGTATGCCAAAGCAACTGAAGACTGGGATAAGCGCCATTCATTAAGAACATACGAATCTACTTCTAAGCTTATTAGAAAAATTAGAAAATTAGCAGAACAAAGGCAAAAAGAACTTAGGCAAGAACGAAATATTGAATTTGAGAAGAAGCAGATAAAAAAGAATTATAAAAAATTAGACATTTATAAAAATAATCATCTCAATTTCAAGAAAGGCAATAACAAAAAGTCGTAAGCATAATTAACGTTATGCTATGGACATATCAAGGTAAAATAATAGACGAACTTCCGAAAGGTTGCGAAGGTTTTGTTTACTTGATAACAAATCTTACAAATCAACGTAAGTACATAGGCAAAAAATTGGCTCGATTTAAAACAACTAAACCACCTCTTAAAGGCAAAAAAAACAAAAGGCGCGGAACAAAGGAAAGTGATTGGAGAACCTATTGGGGTTCTTCAGATAATCTACTTGCTGACGTTGCTGCGATAGGCACAGACAAATTTACTAGAGAAATTTTACATTTCTGTCCTAGTAGAGGAGTATTAAGTTACATAGAGGCAAAAGAACAGTTTGATCGCAGAGTACTTGAAACTGACGAATACTATAATGGTATCATTAATGTTAGAGTAGGCGGATCAAGGTTGTTAACAGAGCATTTTAAAAACAATCCCATATAGGCAAACAATACAGCACACAAGGTTAGCGGGCCAGATTTACAATACCGCTGTGGAAAAGCCGGCATGAAAACCGGACACGTAACATGCTATTCGACTACCCAGAGGTAGGAAGCCATCAAACAAATTGGGCTCACTGTTTAGCATAGATTGATTGCTGTCAGTCGAAAACACCAGACGCTCTTAAAAACCCTTTAGCAACAGGAACGAAGCGAGGGGCGTAGTGTTGGTGATTGTTTACATTTGTATGCATTTAGTTTAATATATTCAAATAAAAACAATCGCTAGCACTATATGTCGACGTAGGTACGGGAAAGGTCAGAGCCCATAGAGCAGCGTGTATAAACTAAAATACCTACTTCCAAGTCACGGCTGAGGATACTCACATGAAGACAGCGGGACCGTAACAGGTTCCGTCTGACCAATTCAATCTACATGAATATATCTCTTTAATCAATTCCATTAACAACATAAAGTCATACCACATCGAACATGTCTTAATAAGAAGATATTGTAGTTTGAGCGACAGCGAGAACTAGTATCTGCGAAGTAGATACTTCGATGATAAATAATATTATATCATTAAGGATTATGAGCATGAAAGTCTATGAAACAAAAAACGATGACATCGATGAGGGCCCGTTAGATCTACTTACAAAATCAGGTAGAGAACAAAGAGGTGCATTTAAATCTGGAAAAAAGACATTAAAGGCAACTGCTGCTAATTTAATGAAAGAGTTTGCTTATTATCTCGGTCAAAGAGGCAAAAAAAGCTACAATCAGGCATCTACTCAGGATGTAGTTGATTTCCTTAAAACAAAGCGTGCAAAAACTGATGACATCAATACAAATATGCCAATGGACAAAGACAGAATAGCTCAAATTTTTAATGACAAAGCGCAAGCAGCAATGAGGGGCGGCGATGCTCAAGGGGCAAAAGAACCTGCGTTCAAGAGTCAACAAAATCAGCCTAATCCTTCATTTAAGAGTCAACGTGGCGGTGATAGTAACTCTAATTCGCAAGGCAGTGGAGGCAATCCGCAATTCAAGTCAAAACGAAAAGATCCAGTGAAAAAATTAAAGTTACCTAGTCAAGTTGTGTCAGGAATTCAAGGCCTTACAAGTCAGCAAAAGCTTCAACTTGGTCAAGCACTTGTAAAGAAGTATGGCGGGGACAGTCAACAGGTGAAAGCTAAAGCTAAACCAAATACCATTGTAGATAAAAACTTTGACAAGAATCAAAAACTTTCTTCGTTTGGAAAAGTTGGAGGCGCATAACGCTTAGAAAAATGGAAGTCCTGACTTCTTTGTCGTTTCTAAGTTGCCTTCAACAATTTTTGACATAATTTCTCTGTCTTCGGAGCATGTAGCAAACCCTTCATCTAGGGTTAGCCCGCCTCTCATGTACCAACACAACTTCATTATGTTTTGTTTAATCTGTTTGACTTCGTTGTCTAGGTTTTTCACTTCTTTAAGGATCTGATCGTGAGGCAAACTCAAGATCCTCATCCGAAAAAATTTGATTGGTCAAACGTAATTGGAATATCATAAGATTTAGGAACGCCTGCTTCGATTTCTTCTTTAGTCGATTTAACTTTAAGCGGCTGAATAGTAAATTTATCTTTTTCAGCTTCGATGTGGTCAAGTACTTTCTTAAAAAAGTCTTTGTCACTGTTGTCAACAAACTCTTTGATATGATTCTGATCAGTAACACTAAATTCGTCAGTTTCGATTCTTAAAATGCTATGCTCGAGGGTTTCAATAGTCAAATCAGTTAGCTTTTTAAAGCTGTCATTAAACGTAACTAGCTTTTCTTCTTCACTGAGGTTAACGTTGTTTAGTGTTTTGAATATTTTTTGTTCTTCGTAGGTCTTTAGAGTAGTCTTAGTAAACTCTTGGTATGTTAATGGTTTAATAAAAACTTTAAATTCGTCTATTTGAACTTGATTGTTGTAGTTTACTGTGCTTAATTGGTCTAACATGCCACTCAAATTTAATTCATATGACTTTTTCTCCTTGGTAACAGGAGTTTCAAGTTCAATATCCATTGTTTCGCCGTATGTAGCAAGTCTAATAGCAATTAATATTACATCAAGGTCAATAACTGGAATTTGCCAAGCATCTTTGATGTTTGGCATACAACTTTGAATAACTTCAACTGTGGTTTCGCCATTGACCAGAGCATCAGGAGTTTTCATCATGATTTCATCACGCGCAGTCATTGGATAAACGGGGAATACCCCGTTTTCAGTCTTGTCCAATGCACCTTGTGGGTAAAAATTACCCTTGCTAGGCAAAGGAATGTATATCTTTGGTTGTCTGAAATATTTTTTTAATGGATTTGGTGTTCCAGATTGCATCTCATTCATTTTTTTACTCCTGCTAAATACTATAATAGTATGTATCATATATATTTATATACGCAGATAATTAGGAAATACTAAATTGGCAGATGATGTAAACATTCAGAACGTAGGCGGCGACAATGGCGTAGCCAGTGAGGTCACGCTTGAACGTCTAGTGAAGTCTATTGAGAAATTAGCCAAGAATAGCGGCCTTGATCCAAAAGCCGAAGCTGCTAAGGTTCAAAAAGAACACACCAAAGCGGTTAACAGTGATATCGAAGTTGTTAGAGAGTCTACTAAGGAGCAAAAAGAGTATACCGACGCTGTAAAGGCGAGTACAAGGGCGCTAGGAAGCCTTGCAAAAGGTCTTATTGGAATGGCTGCTAGTACATTAGGTGCCTTAACTGGCAGTATGTCAGGTGTCATCAAAGAACTTAATGCAGGATCACGTGCATTAACTGACTACGTACAACATCTACCAATAGCCGGCGAGCAATTGTCACAATTAACAGGTGTAATTGATAGTTCCTTTGATGCATTCCAGTCAATGGCCAAAGCCGGTGGTGCATTTAACTATAGTTTAACTGATATGAGAATAGCAGCCAAGCAAGCTGGCATGGACTTGATGGAATATAGTTCATTCATCAATCAAAATTCTGATATAATGGCTTCATTTGGCGGAACAGTTACAAAAGGTGCTAAACAAATTAGTCAAATGACTAGCACAATGGCAGATGACACTCGAGAACAGTTAATTGCTATGGGGTTGACTGTTGAAGAAGTTACAGAACAAATGGCATACTATCAAACCCTTGATAGAGCAGGCGCTAGAACTAGATTATTTGACGCACAACAGCAAGCCGAAGCAGCAGCCGGACTTACTAAAAATATGTTAACTTTATCTAAGCTAACTGGTAAAGATGTCCAAAGTATGCAAGATAAATTAGCTGCAAACCAAGCTGATGTTGCTTTTCAGATGAAAATTGCTAAAATGGAAGACGAAGAACGTCAAAAATTCCAAAAAGGACTCAACGAGGCTCAAGAATTATATGGCGATGCTGGTGCATTGTTCTATAAACAGCAAGTATTAGGAATGCCGGCTCTAACTAGAGAAACTCAGATGCTAGTTGCTACTATGCCCGGTATGGCTGCACAACTTTCTAACATGGCTACTACTGCCGGGGATGCTAATGTAACACTGCAACAGTTCGAAGCTGCTAAAATAGACAGAATGGTCAAAGGAATAGCAGCGGCAGCAGAAGCAGCCGGAGGAATGGAGCATCTTCTTGATGCATCAGCAGCTGGGTTGGACGGAGAAATTGGAATCATTTCGGATGTTCTTAACGGCATGGGAATACAATTTACCAAATATATCAAAACAGTTAATGGAGTTACAACATTTGAAGAAGATAAACTACGTGAGGACATTATTGCAGCACAACAACAACCAGATTCTAATAAACCTGCTAATGAATTAATTACTTCAATGGCAGAGTCTCGAGATGCATTCTATGACGCCGCAGTAGCACTAGAAAAGGATGTGATTTCACCTTTAATTGATACCGCAGGCCCTCTAGTTAAAGAATTTGCTAGCTTGGCAGGCGAATTTACCGAGTCTGCCGTGTTTGACGACTTCTTTGAAGGTGTTAGAACTACAATTGAAAAGTTTCGACCAATGATTGCTGATTTTATCGAAGCATTCAAGCATGATCCTAAACAAGCTGTTGTTGATATGTTCTCAAACATAACTGATGCTATGTTAGATGTATTGCTAGGTCCAAATACTAAAACAATCAATACTCCATCTGGGCCACAAGAAGTTGATATAGAGCGCGAAGGCGGATTAGTTTATAAAATGTGGGATGCAGTTGCGCCAGCAATGATAGAAGGTGTGAAATACATTTGGGAAAACACTTATTTGGTTGAAGCTATGGCAGCAGGAGTTGTTGCGTTATGGGCAGCACCAGCAGTTATTGGGGCACTTGCAAGTGCAATAACTGCTAGAATGGCAATGTCAGCACTTGATCTACCAGGCGGCCGCCGAGGTGGCAAAGGTATGCTTGGCCGATTAATGTCAGGTACAGGAAATATGTTAAAAGGTGCGCCGGCAGCTGGAGGCAATCTGTTAAAGTCGCTTGCTCCTTTTGCTCGTATCGGTGCCGCACCGGTTGCAGGACTTACTGCCGCATTAACACCGACTGAGATGGCAGATGGTACACTTACCGGTCCAATTGAAAAAGAAATGCGTATAGAAGGCATCACAGTTGAATCAATTGGTGGCATGGAGGCGTGGGCTGCTGAAGTTGAAGAGAGATTACAAATTAAGTTAAACGACATGTCTCAAATAGATCCAAACGTTGCTCATATAACTGGCGCTATGATTCCTGAATTACAACAATTGTTTGATAATGTTAATCAATCATTGTCAGGAGTAAATGTATACTGGGGAAGAGAATGGAAAGGTCGTCAAGAAGACAGAGAAAAAATGGCCAATCTAATTAACAGTATTCAAAATTATGCTGAAAATGCCGAAGTTGATTTAGCAGACATACCAGAGTTTGCTCAAATTGTAGAAAAAATTAACACACCACGCAAGTTTGATTCGAGCACTCTAAATGCTGCTGAAAAACTTATGGCAGATAAAAATCCAGATTTACTTGATCCAAGAAAATATCCTCAATATAATAACGGCACACAAGGATTTGAAAACTTTGGCAACGGTACTTTAGCTATGCTGCACGGTATGGAAGCTGTTGTTCCGATAGACAGTCCACTCGGTAAAATGATATCTGATTTAAATAGCTCTACTAATACAGTAAGCTTCAATCGAACTAATTCTGACATTGAGGAAATGATGAGTGGACTAAATCGTTCTGTTAACTCATTAAACTTTAGTGAAGCTAATAGTAGCATCAGTAAAATGATGAGTGGTCTAAATCGGTCTGTTAACAAATTAGACTTTAGTGAAGCTAATAGTAGCATCAGTGAAATGATGAGTGGCTTAAACGAGACTACTAAAAAATTAAACTTTAGTGAATTTGATGATACCAAAGAAGATACAAAAGTAATCCAAACAGAAAGCAAAGTTGATTTAACTGGCTTGACATCTGTAGTAGAAGAGTTGAAATCTTCACTATCGAATACTATGTCTACTGCCAGTCAGGCGTCAAGTGAACAGGTGAAAGAGTTAAATACAACTATGCAACATATCTTAGCGATATTAACTCAACAAAAAGAACTTGATGTGAAGATTGAAAGAAATACAAGCGGTATAACAGGCAACATAGCAAGAGGGCGTGTCTCGAACATTTAATAGGATAAACAGCCATGTCATGGAAAAAATTTTATGTTTATCAATATATAAGAGAAGATGGTTCTCCGTTTTATATTGGTAAAGGATCAAAGAATAGGATAAATGAAAGCCATTCTCCTTGGATACAGGTTCCTTCTGTTAAGTATAGAGAAATTATCAAAGACAACCTAACAGAGTTAGAAGCCTTTGACTTAGAACTTTTATTAATTAAAAAATACGGAAGACAAATAGATGGCGGCTTGTTAGAAAATAAAAAAATATCAAGATGGGTTGCGCAAGCAGGATGGACGCATTCAGACGAAGCAAAAGAAAAAATATCTAAAGCAAATTCTGGAAAAGTCAGAACAACAGAACAAAAGAAAAACTATAAGGGAACTAAGTCAGTAGAACATGCTAATAAAGTTAAAAAAGCTGTTCAAGAATTATGGAATGATCCTGAATATAAGGCACAACGGCTAGCTAAAATTAAAGAAAAGCCGTTTGCTCATAAAGGAAAGCCTTGGAGTTCTTTAAGAAGAGAAGCACAAATGAAAAAACAAATTAATAAAGGGGCGTCGTTATGAGCTGGAAAAAGCATTTCCAACCAGTGCCTACAGGAAATAACCCAAGCGGGAGTTATTCACCATTAAGCACAAGAACACACGGGACACAGCCTGGACCAGCTAAAGCTAACTACTCTAGCTACCTTCCTGACGTCTATGTCGGAACTCCAAACAGAGTTGAGAGATACGGTCAGTATGACACAATGGACCTTGACTCAGAAGTTAACGCGGCTCTTGACATCCTTGCTGAGTTTTGTACTCAAAAGAATGAACAGAATGATACGCATTTCACATTAAACTTTAGAAACAAAGCGACTAATACTGAGATTACAGTTATTCAAAAGTATCTACAGCAATGGCAGAAACTACAAAACTTTGAAATAAGAATGTTTCGTATACTTAGAAACTGTTTCAAGTATGGTGATGAATTTTATGTACGCGACCCAGAAACTAAAGAATGGTTTCATGTCGACGCTGCTAACGTAACAAAGATTATTGTAAACGAATCAGAAGGCAAGAAGCCGGAGCAATACGTTATCAAAAACTTTAACATCAACTTCGGAACCCAAGTAGCAACAACTCCTCAGCCAACAGCAGGCGGACAAGGCACTGCCGGAGCAAGCGGTACAGGTTATTATACTGGCGGCGCACAAGGAATGGTCGGCGGCGCACAAGCCGGCGGCACTGGCAACAGATGGATGAATGAAGATAATGAAATTACTGTTGATGCTGACAATGTCATTCACTTGAGTTTGTCAGAAGGATTAGACAACAACTTTCCGTTTGGTAACTCACTACTTGAAACAGTTTTCAAAGTGTATAAGCAAAAAGAATTACTAGAAGATGCGATTATTATCTATCGTGTACAACGTGCGCCAGAACGTAGAGTGTTCTACGTTGACGTAGGCAACATGCCAAGCCACTTGGCAATGCAGTTTGTTGAAAGAGTCAAAACAGAGATTCACCAAAGAAGAATTCCTTCTTCGACAGGCGGAGGGCAGAATGTCATAGACAGTAGCTACAATCCGTTGTCAATCAACGAAGACTATTTCTTCCCGCAAACAGCAGAAGGTAGAGGATCAAAAGTTGAAACACTACCAGGTGGCACTAACCTAGGTGAGATTGACGACCTTAGATATTTCACTAACAAACTAGTTCGTGGTCTTCGTATTCCGAGTTCATACCTTCCAACAGGTGCTGACGATTCAAACGCACAGTACAACGACGGACGTGTAGGTACTGCATACATCCAAG